TTTTCCTTCGGAGTCCACCCCTACGATCCTGACCGCGATGGGCAGCATCAACAACAGGTCTTCGAGATCCTTTTCTGTGTTGTAGACCCAGATCTCATCAACGAACCTAGATCCTTTGAGTTGCATCTGGCGTTCCACTATGCTTTGTATCGGTCGATTCTTGTTGGGTCGATCCAAGGTGGGGTCATTCTGTAGTCCAACGATGAGATAGTCGCACTGTGTTTTGGCTTCTTGTAACATGGCCACATGGCCAGCATGCAGCAGATCGAACGTGCTGCAGGTAAATCCCCTTTTCATCAGTGATTCCTTTTTCCGTCAAACACGCAGTTGAATATGAGATCGATGTTGCTGTCGTTGATCACACGATGGAATGCGTTGTCGGGGATGAGGACTACATCACCACCACGCACTTCAAAGGGTGTTGAATCTTCTTCGCCGACGATCATGCGACCTTCTCCGACTACAAAGAAATAGACTTCTTCTTGACCAGCATGCCTGTGGCCGCGTGTCTGCTGCCCAGGGTGCAAATGGGTGCTGCTCAGGATGAGATTCTTTAAAGTCTTGTTGTCTTTAAGCACATAGGTCTCGTTGTCCTTGATGACTTCTCCGCCTATGTCGTAGATGCTGAGTTTCATAGTGAATGATACCTCGATGAATTGTACCAACGCCAAGAAGATTCGATGATGTTTTCTAGACCGCTGTGTTTGGGTCTCCAAGGCGTGATTCTCTGGAATCGACTGGAATCAGCCACCAGCACAGCCGGATCACCTTCTCTCTTGGGTCCTACGTTGATGTTTAGAGTCTGTCCTGTGACTTGTTGAGCCATATCAATGATCTCTCGATTGCTGTAACCTTGGCCAGTACCGAGATTGAAAGCTTGGAACCGCCCAGGCAATGCCACAGCGATGGCATCTGCATGCGCCTGCGCTAGATCTACCACATGTACATAATCTCTGACACAAGTACCATCAGGTGTGGCGAAATCCTGTCCGTTGAGCGTGAAGGTCTGATCGTTGATCAGGCTTTCCATGACTCTGGCGATGATGTGTGTTGCGTTCTTGACCTGGCCATGTCTAGCACCTGTATCAGCACCGCAGGCATTGAAGTATCTAAGACCCACTGGAGACAAACCATAGGCCCGAGCACAGTCTTCGAGTACCTGTTCAGACATCCACTTGCTCCAGCCATAAGGACTGCAAGGATGGCCGGCTTGTTCTTCCTTGAGTGGAACTGTAGACATGGGATTACCATAGGTAGCAGCCGAACTGGAATAGACCACAGGCCCCTCCCAGCCACGCATGTAAAGCCCACGCATGAGCATGGCAGTCTCGCCCACGTTGTTGTGATAGTAGATGCCAGGATCTAACACACTGGGACCCACTAGGCTGGTACCTGCGATGTGGATCACTGCTTCACACTCGAGATCTCTGATGGTATTGAGAAAAATCTCGCCAGTGAAATCACTCTGCACGAACACGCTGACCACATCTCGGAGCCAAGGCAAGAGTTCATTGCGATCGCAGCCCAAGACTTGGAAACCCAGATCTCGGAAGTGTATGGCAGTCTGACCGCCAATGTATCCGTTACAACCAGTGATGGCTACCCAGCGACTCATCCCAACAATCTCCTAACAGATTCAGGCAAGCGTGACTTGATGGGTTCCCAGATCATGCGCTCGATGTTGCCGATGAAGGCTGGTCTAGGAACCAACCAACCGATGATGATGCCCACGATGAACTCCATCAGTACTTGGCTCCTGAGACATGGTCACGATAGCGATTGCCTGCGCGGTTCCACTGTTCGCCTTTGCCCTCTAGGATGTCTACCACACGATCCACCGTACCATCGTTCCAGTCTGAGATCCGACCCATCCTGGGATGCGGATCAAACAGCAGAGTGTTCAGTTTAGCAACTGCGTCATCCATGCTCCAAGGAATATAAAGCCGATCAGGATCATTGGCAAAAGTTTCAGGAAAACTACGATAAGCAGGATATAGAACATTACAACCAAGAGTGTCGGCCTCCGAGACGGTGTTGCTGACCCAGTCTTGTAGAGCGCAATTAAATAATACGCGAGTATCATTAAGCAGATCGTAATAAGCATTCTTGGTCAACCCATCATAGATTTTCAACTTGCCGGCAGCAGCCAAGGACTTGGCACGTTCCACATACTCGGGATTGTTGCTACGCAGGGCACCACCTTGGAAGATAGCAAACTCTACGTTGGGATTTTCTGCTTGCACTCGCTCGGCCAAGTCCATGAAGAACCCAGGCTGCTTCTCTTGGTCGAATCTGGCAGCGAAACCCACACGCAGTTTCCTTGAACCAAAGTTACGGATCTTGTCCGCACCGCCGATGCGTTCCAACACTTCTTCTTTGCCAAATGCTAAACCTGAGATGTTGTAGATGGGAGCAGTCCAGCCTGCGATACGCATATGGGCTACCATCTCTTCGTTGGTGGCCAATACTGCTACGTTGGGAATCTGGTTCACCATCCGCTCATAAGTCGACATCCAACCTGCCATGCCCCAGACATGAACGAAATCGTCAGGGTCAATAGCCTGTGCCAAGCAGCGAACAAAAATACGAGGACGCTGGCTCTCAGGTACTTGATCAAGGATGTAAGGAAGGCTTTCAATGCCGGGCTGGAACATGTCTTCAAAATAGATGACATCCTTGTCAGTGACTTCTCCATTCCTCATCATCTGCACCAGATTCATCATCTGGCTCATGGAGAAATAACTGCGACCATGTGCGTCCAAGACTTGACCCACTGAGATCGATTGTGTATTGTCGATGGTCGAGCCGGGCACATACACTACATCTAGCCCTCGACGATCAAACACACGCCGGTTCCATTCCGTGAGTTGTAGAGTATATCGGGCCTCGTATGATTCGAGTCCCATGTAAAACAGTTTACGCATGATCTTCCTTATTGGAAAGGCCAGGCGCTCTCATAGAGCCCCACGTGGATTTTCAATACCTTGGCACTGCGATCCTGTGTACCTTGGATGTGGAAAGTATAGGTAAAACTTTTGGTACCAGTCTCGGAATGAGTACGTAATTCTGGTGCTTCAATCCTATAACTGTAGATCATGCCATCACTGATGAGATCTTTGAGATATTTCTCGTACATCTGGACTGGCAACATGGCCAGTTGTTCTGTGAGCACACCATCATACATCTCAGAGACCTTCAGAAGGTCAAACTTGATATGTGCTAGATTAAGCGAAGTGCGACGATTGTAATAACCACCACCGAACCGCACGTTTGGTTTGTAGTTAGTTGAATTGTCGTAAGCAGCCATTTTCTCCATCCTCTGAAACTTCGATCCATACAGATCGATCTGGGTAATGTGCGATGATGACCTTGTAGAGATCTTCTGCGATCATTTCGCACGACTTGTAATCCAACTCCAAGGTCTTTGAGTCATACTGCTTCTCGAGCCAACGCTTGAACTGGATGAACTCCACATCTCGGTCGTCGTGGAACACTTCCAACCAGACCTTGAAATGGAATATGTGACGATGTGGGTATGCCAAGAAACTCACATCGTATTCGTCTCCGCTGGCTAGTTTGGGGTCTGTGCCTGCGGCTGGATATCTATGGATGCCTTCTTTGCGGAAGGTCACCCAGATCATGTCTTTACTCATTGTCTTCGTCAGTGATGTATTTGTTGGCCTTGAGATACAGCCAGATTTTCCAGTCTATGGATTTGAGTAACGCGATGACTTCATCGAGTTTCTCATCTGTGGTCTTGGATGGATCCACTCTTACTCCAAAGGTTGGTCTTGTTGATAGGCCCGCCAATCCGTGAAACGCTCACGATCCATGAGGTCTCTCAATGACCAACACCAAACACCCGGGTTAGTCGCATTGAAACCGATGTCATCGATCTTGACGGTGGTGTTATAGTTAAACAATCTAGTGTAGGGTAGTTTGACCGAAATCATAGGAATGAACAGGTTGTTCTCTACCAAACCGCCTTCGTGTAAACATCCGATCTGATCCGTGGAGAGATCCAAGGTGCAAAGGTAGCCCATGTGCATGAAATGATTGATCATGTCTTCCCAGGCTTGCCAACCTTCAGCGTCATTATTACCAAGGTCGAAGCTCTGATTGGCACCAAAGTAGATGTGTTGGATGTCATCACTCAAGGCCTCAGCGATCTTATCAGTGGATTGTAATCCAACCACGAACAAGGTCTTGAGACCGTGTGCAGGACTGTGCTCTACTTCAGTGCCCACGAAGAACTCCACGTCCTTCTGCGAGCCACCTTGGTAATCACGCTCGTTGATCATGCTGCTTTGGCCTCTTGTTCCAGTGCTACCAGTCTCTCGTCATCAGGATCATCAAAGTCACCGGCTTCGGCCATGTCAGTGATGATGTCGTCGCCGGATGTCTCGAAGATGTCGTGTACTGCTTCAGCACCGCTCTTGCGAGTCCTGCGTCCTGAGAACTCAGCCAGCAACGATTGGCATTCATCCAAGAGTTGCATGGGATTCTCGCTGGCGAACACTTGATCCACCAACTCCATGACATAGATCAAGTTACGTGGTAC